ATCATCTATATGTGCATGATCAATGTCAACATGCAGACCCTTTTCATAGAAGTCTGCAATTCTTTCTAGTGCATTTGCAATGCGACTCAATTCATCACTCATAATGCGAATCTACCTCCTTCATCTGTGTCAGGTGCTGATGCTTCATCTTTAACATAGCAAGGAACACCAGCAGGGTCAAGCCACTTTGTATATTCAAAGTCTTCCATTGCTTGACTTAACTGCATTCCGTTGTCACAGAGATACATATCCTTATATCTCTTTGTATAACGATCTTGTTTCTGAATACGGAAATCTGGTTTACCGTTTTCTAGAGTACCGTTCTCAATGTAACGATAAGGGAATCTTTCAAGTAGTACCATCATTTTGCTTCAACTGAGTGAAGGTCTTCTGCAATTACATCCATTAGTATATCATAATCTTCCAATGGTTCACCTGTAAACTGAACCAATTCCACTCTTTCGTAATATTTTTTAACCTTTTTAAACAACTTTGGATTCTTTACATCCAAATAAATTTCTCTATTAGCAGCAGCCCGAAGGATGCTTATGTCTTTCCTGAACTTTGAAGTAAGCGTCATTGCTTTGTGTTGTTTGCCCTAATAGTATAGTAGATCCAAGTTATCTAGTCAAGCTCCTCCACTGAACAACCTCTTAATTGGTACTTGTCTTATCTTTTCAATAACCTGAACTTGCCTTATCTTATCCACCACATCAGTTTCTACTCTATCAGTAATCTTATCAATAATATTTACATCAAGGTGCATGAATGGTGGAATGATTCCTAGAATCCTAAGAAGACCATCAACAAATAATGCAAGACAAGTAAACCCAAGAATCATACTGATAACAGTTGCTTCTCTATTGTGCTTTGCCATTGAGGCTTCATCAATGCGACGTGCCTCTTCTACAGCAAACTCAATCATAGAGTCTACCTCTTCTTTGGTATAGCAAATTTGCTTGATGGTTTCTTCTGTCATCGAACCTCGAAGTTTAGTTTGCGTACTTTTCGTTTTCGTCGCTGTTCCTGCCACTGTAAATCCTCTGAAGTAAGGCCGTCTTTTTCCTTTTTCTGATTAGATGTTACCACTACAATACTAGTTAGGTCAACTGCAGTGAATGTATCACCAGTAACTGTTAGCATGTTAGGGCATCCACAACTATGTGGACTTTTTACCTCAGTGCCACATTGTTTGCACCTTACTACGATCATTGTCCTTTACCTGATACTTTCCTCATAATCTTTGTCGAATTGCTCTAGTCCTTTGTCTGTTAATATGTGCTTATACATTTTCTCAAATACTGCTGGTGGCATCGTAACAATGTCAGCACCATCTGCATAGCATCTAGATACGCTATGAACATCTCTTAGAGAAGCAGCAAGAACTTGAGTCTTTGTTATGTACTGCTTTCTGTATATAGCAGCAATGTCTTTGATAAGAGCAACACCATCGAATGAATTATCCTCTACTCTTCCAACAAAAGGTGAGATATATGCTGCACCTGCTTTTGCTGCAAGTATTGCCTGTGAGGGTGAGAATATAAGAGTAACATTAACTCTAATATTATCTTTTGATAGTTCTTTACATGCAACAAGACCATCTACAGTACAAGGAACTTTAATGGTTGCCATCTTACCAAACTTTTTATTAAGTCTCTTGCCCTCAGAAATCATATTTTCTGCATTACCAATAACTTCCATACTAAGATCAGTAACACCAATCTCTTTAAACTCCTGATAAACATCCTCATGCTTTCTACCACTCTTACGAATAAGAGTTGGATTAGTTGTTAGACCATCAATAAGACCAGTCTTATAATGTTTACGGACAATATCAGTTTCCGCAGTATCTAAAAAGATTTTCATCTCAGTCAATAAGTTAGTGTAATATTTAGAGTAAAATTAATCAGAAGAATTGTTTAGTTCTTCAATCGACACAATCTCAAGTTCGTCTACCTCATCAAGATCAATCCAATCACCAAACTCAGCATAGAGTGCAATCTTATCACCACACAATTCTGCTTCTTCGATTTTATCAATTGCCCACTCTCTAGTATGAGCAACAACATCTTCAGTCGTTTTCAATTCCATAATAGTCTTTCCTGAAGTACCTTGAGAGGATGTTGCTATTATAGTACTTTGGTGTTCCGTCGTCAAGTTGCTCTGTAAGAACTCCGTTTGC